AATACCTCACGGTTGACCTACCTCGTACTTAAACCTACTCCTTAAACACGATGTTTCAAATTGCTGCATGGTTTAGTACGGTTTGCGCCGTTGTCTCGTCTCTGACGAGCAGCGGTTTGGTTTTCGGCAACTCAGTTGCCAAGTCGGTGGATTTCCACCAAAGTTTCAACCGCCTGGTTTGGTTCATTATGGACCGACCAGAGATCGCCCTCTTTAGGGGGCTTGTTATCTTGGCGGGAGCACGTTGGGTCGCAAGACCTTTGATTGTTGCACTTTGGCGGGTTTTGGTCGCTTGGACAACGGGTTGCACTCTCCTGGTCTTGACGTTCGCACGTCTCGTACGTTTCTTGTCGTCCCCCGTGACGACACTTTATGTCAACCACAAGCTTCGACGCAAGGTACATCACCAAACGCGAGCTCGTTCGATGGCTGAAGTGGCCTTAACAGGCACTTTGAAATATGACGTGAACGGCGCTTACATCTTGATCGAGGTTGCTGGCGTTGAACGCCAGGTACGCATTGAGTCTTCGGACTTGGCCTGCCTGGCCTTCTCCTCCACAACAGCTTCGTCCCGGGGCGCTGAGGTAGCACTCAAGCGCTCCGTCATGATCCCCCATGCCCCCTTAAAGGGGCAAATCTTCTTTGTTTCCGGCACGAAAATTGTCGGTTCGGGATTCCGCACGTCCCACTTTGGATTCGATTCCATCGTGACGGCGTTTCACGTTGGCCAAGCCCTCTCTGAGCTTGGCCGCGACTGGTGCCTATCAAACGGTGACCAGACCGTCGAGATTGACGACGAACTGAAGAAACAGTTTGTTGTCTCAAAATGGTCAAAAGATTTGGATCTGCTGGTCCTGCGCGTCCCTTCCACACTTTTCGCCTCCCTAGGCGTCAAGGCGATGAAAATCGCTAAGACCCCCAAGGGCCCCTCCATCAGCACCGTCGGACTGACCTCCGGCGACATGGTCCGCAGTTACGGAGTGGTCACGAGCACTGCTCGTGCTTTCCACTTCAAACACACCGTGTCGACCGAGCCTGGTTGGTCCGGTTCCCCTCTCGTTTCCGAGTCGGGAATGGTAATTGGCATGCACATTCAAGGTTTCTCGGCCCCCCCGACCTCCACCTCGACAAAATTCACCCCCTACAATGTGGGTGTGTCCTTTGATTGGGGTGCTACAAAAGTCAAGTCGGCCGAGTCCGACTTTAATGTGTACGCCTACGCCCATGTTGACGAGTGGGACCAGGACGAGGAAGATGCTCGAATCGCGCTCCATGAGGAGCAACAAGATCGTGCGATGACCACCCGCGCAGACGCCTATGGCGACTGGGAGGGTACACGCACCCATTACACTGGGCAGAATCTTGGTGCCTTCAGCTGGGCCGACGATGAGGAGTGGGACGCAGACGCCACTTATTTTGAGTCGGGTTTTCGCACCGCCCCAGTACCCACTGGGGCGGTAAAATCGGCGGCTACGAATTCGCGGCGCCTGGCGAAGGCGAAGGAGAGTTCAGTGCCGGCCCAGGCATCATCCTCGATGTCTGCGGCCAGCACGTCGGACGTGGAAACCCCGTCGGTCGACGCCCCCCCAACCCCCCTAAAGAAATCCAGGAGAAAATCCCGGAACTCAAAGGCAAAGGCTGGCCCCTCTCAACGAGGGAAGGAATCGAACGCAGCCTCGGAATCCACGCCCGAAGGCACATTTTCGGGGAAGCAGAGTACACCTGCGACCCCTACAAAAACAACCTCCGTGACCCCCGCACCCGGCTCGAACGCGCTGTCAAAAGCGCAACAATCGTTACTGGGGGCTATGGTCCCACTCGTTGCCCTCGTGTCCCCATTGGACTTGGAGGACATGGTATCCTCGAGCGGATCTTTCAAGACCGCCCGGGAGGTCGAGATGGGAGTCAAGTGGCTCTCGGAGCGTACGCAGCGCAATGCTGCACGGACCTCGAAAGCGTCCGCGAGCTCTTCCGCCCGTTCATCTCTATAAAAGGAGGTGACATCAAGGCCGATGCGAACCCTGGGGTTCCTTTCGGCATTTTAGGGTGTTCGAAGAACTCGCAAGTGTTCGACAATCATTTTGATTTGTTGTTGGACATGGTATGCGAGCAGGTCATTTACGGTGTTTGTTTTTCTAGGGATTTCGTCACCATGAAAAGTGACGATCTTATCGCTTTTGGACTTTGGGACCCCGTCCGGTTGTTCATCAAGAACGAACCCCACAGTGAAGCCAAGCTTGCTGAAGGCAGGCTACGGTTGATCGCGAACGTTTCTCTACGTACGCAGATCATCGAGCGCTGGCTCTGTGGAGACCAAAACAACCTGGAAATCCGGCAGTGGTGGAAACTCCCTGTCATGCCCGGCATAGGTCTGGACGACGACTCTCTGTATTTACTGAGAGCGAAGTTTTCAGAAATGTTGCGGCGTGGCGAGGTATCCATGACGGATGTTTCAGGTTGGGATTGGTCTGTTAAGCCCTGGCTACTATGGGCTGACGCGGAACGTCGAAGAATCGCGGCAGGTGTATCAGAGGATTCCCTTTACGCGCGTATGTTGTACTTACGTGCGTACTCAACAGGGGCCTCGGTATATGCGCTCTCTGATGGACGACTGGTGTCGCAGGCTACCCACGGCATCCAAAATTCTGGTTCCTACTGCACCTCCTCCACAAACTCGTGGATGCGAGTGATCTTGTACTTGGTCGCTCGCTCTCTGGCAACAGATGAGGAGGTGAAGGAGAGCTGGTTGGCGGATGTCGTGGCGATGGGCGACGATTGCGTTGAAGCACACATTCCCGGTGTGCTTCAAGAATACCTTAAATTGGGGTTCAAGTGCTCCTTGTCTGAGGTGACGGATCGCATTGAGCGGATCGAATTCTGCTCTCACCTTTTCGAAGGTGATATTGCATATCCAACATCATGGGCTCGGACCTTGTTCCGATTCTTTTCTGGGAAACCCGGGGCTGTCTTGGTCGGACAGTTGGCACAGTTGGAGTTTGTTCTTCGCCACCATCCCCGTTTTGAGGAGTTTATGACCATTGCCAGAGATTACGCCTTCGCTGTGGAGGCAAATAAAATCAACGATGACGAACAAGAGCAACAAGGCTCGAGGCCAGTCAACCCCCCGTCCGCCGAACAGGCCGGGGGGCCGACAAGCCTCTAATCGCAATCAGGCACTGCTGGGCGTATGCTCAGCCACGGTACAGCCCGATGGCTCCGTAACTGCAGTTGGCATTTCACTAGCCAACTTTCCCAAGCTCAAGGAAAAGAGTGTTGGGAAGCATGAGTTCCGTCTGAGCTCTGTCTCAGTTTCAATTTCCGCCGCCACTAAACTAGCAAATGATGGCGACCTCGTAGCTTCAGTATCCATTAAGGACTGGAGGCCCGCTAGCCAACACGCCATGATGAATGCCGGTGCAAGTTTTAGACATGTGACCGCGCAACCGTGGGGAGTAGGTAGCCTGGCCTCGTCCGATTGGGTTAACGTAGCGAATGATAATGGGGTCATATTCATCTCAGGTTTTGGCCTGGCGAAAATAACAACTGTGGCATTGACGCTCAGAGGCTCAATCCAGTTCCGTTGAGCAGACATCCGTCTGTCACCAATTCTTTATGGGTTTTCTTTAGGAAGAAAACCCGATGGTATATACAAACGAGGCGTTCTTGGACGTTCTTGGTATGCGACTTCGGTCAAATTTTAATGAAATGGCGTGGATAAAGCCTACCAGTGATTTTGAAAGACCCTCTCGACCTACGTAGAGTAATAACGTGGCTAATTCCCTCGTTGGAGGTGGATGTCGTCGTTTCTGTTGTTCAGTTGCGATTGCTCGGGTGATAGTTTGCTTATGGTGCTTTGGTTGGCACTTTGGTGCCAGCTAGAGCACTGGTGTACTTTACCAGTGCCGTCTCTTCAGTATTCATGAAGCGATTCCCTCATCCTCGG